CTCTCCTAACTCAAAACCAATAGAAAATTGTTGTTCACCACGCTTGATACTAAAAGAAAACGCAGAACCACCACTTTTCTTTTCGTAAGGCCCAAACATAATTGAAGTTGTAGAGCCTTGATAAACGTGAACTGTACTAAATTTAGTTTCTTTGCGAACAGCTCGGATAATAGATGCAGCTTCCGTTTGGTTAAGTTTCAAAGCGGCTGTCTTTTCGGGGTTCTTGGCGTTTTGAGTAAACGAACCTTTTCTAGAAGCCTCGTCCCATCCAGCTTGCTTTACGAAGCTAGTATAAAGCGTTAAGCCTTTTTCGTCTTTGCTAACGTTGAAAGAAGCGGCTGTTCCTGTGCAGGACTTATTGGGTTTATAAAAATTAAGGCGCATATATCATCTATGTTTCAAGATAATAATGCGCCAAAAGACTTTTTAAACTAATTTTTAAATAAAAAAGCCTACGTTTTAAGGCGTAGGCTTGAAGGGTTTTGACTAATCAGTTATTAGCGAGTAATCGTACGACCTTGGAAGGATACGGCAACGACGCTTGTCTTAGCGAACTTACGAACTTCATCGGCATTACGGTCATGCACGATGATCATTTGTGGAGTCTGGCTGACAAAACGAGCATTGAGAACTTCGTTGGTGGTGACAAGGCCGAAAAAACGACCTGATGTATTGGCGATTGCGTTAATAACGCGATTTGTGTTTGTGGTTTTCATAGATTTTTAACTACGCCAGAGAAGATAGAAGCCTTGGATTGTTTTGTCAAGTGTTTCGTCGAGAAAAAGTTTACTTTTTATTTTGTTAAAATACTGCTCTGACTTATTGATGTAACCTCTTAATTTAACGTGATTTGTAGTTCCGAAAGTCATGTACTCAGAAATGATTTTTGAATTTAAGTAAGAAAAAATAAACAATTCAGAAGCTTCTTTTACTGCGATTAGCTTATCGTTATTGACTTGGTAGTAAGAAAGAAAATTATTAAAAACACTATCGGAACAATTTAAAAGCTCTTTTGTCAACCAGAGTTCAAGATATTTATTCGCGTGACAAGCGTATTCAAAATTTAAGAATTTAAATTCTTTATTTGATAGAATGATGTTGGACGAATCCAAGTCGAAATGACAGAGACAGCAATCATCAAGAGATTCGACATAAAGAGATTTGAAGGCTAATTTTGTAGAGCCGAATACTTGAGCTACTGGAAAAGTATGATGTATCATCATGGACTCTCTTGGTAAAAATGAAGTGATAGCTTGTATCGTTTGATCTTTAGACCCACAAGAAACTGCGTGCATACTTCTTAACGCATTTGAGAAAGTGTCTTCAAGTCTTAATTTAGAGCTTAATGGATATTTAGATATGTCCGATAAAAAAATACCAGAAGGCATTTCGTAACAAATATAATTAAAATCATCTCTTAAACTAGAAGAAACTATTTTCGGATGAAACAAAAAGTTATTTTCACAAAGTTTATCCCAAAAATTAGGTACGAAAGGGGAAACACTAACCTTTAAAAAATAAGGCTTACCATTTGCAGCGACGACATAAAGATCGTACAAAACATTTGTAGAATACTTTTGGCAATTAGTTACATCAAATCCAAGATCAGAAGAAATCTGCTTCTTTATAGAAGCGAGCATTTCCAGTTCAATTGGCAACAGAGTGTTGTCTTGAACTGTGTGCTGTAAGAAGTTTCTCTTTTGTTCCATTGACTTGTATCTCGTTATCTTTGATCTTTACCTTGATCTGATTATACGAGCTACACGCCAAACTGTCAACTATCTTTGTTTTAAGTTCGTTCTCAATAAAGAAGATTACGCCTCTAGCGCCATTCTTAGAATCCTTAGCCTTAGATAAGATAAAACTAACAACTTCTTTAGAGAAAGATACTGTTGTGTCATTAGCCTTCAATGAAGTTTTGATTGATTCAAGTTCCGTTTCGGCGATCTTAGTTAAAGACTCTTCTTTCAAATGATCAAAAATGATTACATCGTTTAAACGAGCTAAGAACTCTGGTCTAAAAAATGTTTTTAATTTATCTTGAACTCTTTCTTTAGAGATTACTTCTTCCGCTGGAGCGCAAAACCCAATTTGTTTATTGTCGCCAAATTGAAAGCCAACATTACCAGTCATAATTAAAATACAGTTCTTGAAATTAAGCTTTCTGCCGTTTGAATCATTGAGTTCGCCATTGTCCATTACTTGAAGAAGAATATTAACAACGTCTGGATGAGCCTTTTCTATTTCGTCAAACAAGAAAATAGAAGATGGACGCTTCTCTAGTTGGCTGGAGAAGATGTTCGACTTGCCATGTCCAATGTAACCGGGCGGAGAACCAATAAGTTTGGAAACAGAATGAGGCTCCATAAACTCTGACATATCAATTCTTACGAGACTTTCGTCGCCACCAAAAGCTTGTTTAGACAATACTTTAGCTAAGTGGGTTTTGCCAGAACCAGTTGGGCCAACGAACATAAAACTTCCAAGAGGTTTACTGCTAGACGATAGACCAAAAGAAGAGCGTAAAATACAGTCGGAAATCTTTTTTAGCGCAGCGTCTTGCCCAAATACGTATTTCTTTAATTCGTTATGAATGTTTCTGAAATTAGAATCTTGAGCGTTGGTGTCGATTATAGACCCAACTTTTTCGCAGAGGACTTGATAAACGTCTTTGCGAGTAGCTGTCACTTTTTTATTTTCTTGCAGCTTCATCCAAGATTCAAATTTTGTCTTGTATTCTTTAACGATACTGTCTATCTGAATACTTTTAGATTCCTCAGATTCAAACAAGTCCTCAGACTGTTCTAATTCATAGATCATAGTTTCAATCTTCTTAATCTCTTCTGATCTAGCGTAAGTTTTAATTTTAACTTTAGCTCCAACCTGATCTAGAATATCAATAGCTTTATCTGGAAATCTTCTATTAGGAATATACTTGGCGCATAGTTCGATTATATCGCTAAGAGTTTCATCAGGAAACTTGATCTTATGGAACTCTTCGTAGTATGGCTTGATGTTCTTTAAGATGTTAAGAGTCTCTTCTTTAGTCGGTTCTTTGACAAACACAGGTTCAAACCTGCGGTTCATTGCAGAATCCTTTTGGAAGAACTGCTCATATTCCTTTTGGGTAGTTGCTCCAATACAGCTAACTTCATCGGTAGCAAGATAAGGTTTTAATATGTTAGCGGTATCTAAAGAACCTTCGTCGCCACCAAGACCGATTACGGTATGGATTTCGTCAATAAACAGGATAATTGATTTAGCTTCTTTGACTTCTTTCAATACTTTGTGAAGGCGTTCTTCAAACTGTCCTCTAAGATTAGTACCAGCAATCATTGCCGTCATATCTAATTGCATGATTGTCTTGCCTAAAAGGAATTCAGTAGATTGGCCGCTGATAATTTTCTTAGCAAGTAGTCCAATGATCGTGCTTTTCCCAACGCCAGCTTCGCCAACAAGAATTGGATTACGCTTTTGCTTACGGCAAAGCACTTCTGATATTTGGGCAACCTCGGCGTCACGAAAACAAGCGTTGTCAAAATCGCCGTTCTCAGCTTTCTCTGTAAAATTTATGCAAAAATCTTTTAGAACGCCACCAGATGTAGAGGTAGAGGTCTGCGACGATAATTTCTTTGTTGGATTAGAAACGGTTTTGCAACCAGATTCAATCTCACTAGTTAAAAAGATAGCGTCAACACCTTGAGTTTTGAAAAACTTCTTAGCATAAGAAGAATGACGAAGCATAGAAAGAAACAAATGCTCTACGCCAGTATAGTTTTGATTATAAAAACGAGAAATCTTATAGGATTCTTTTATCACCTTGATAACTGAATCGGTATAATCTACATTGGTCTTTTTACGCTTTTTTTCTGGAAGTTCTTTTTCTAATCTGTTAACTAATTCAGATGGAAGGACTTTTATTTGCTCAAATGCGTTATCGACAATCATGGATTGTGACAAAAGCAAGGCATAAAGCATAAAAGACTCGTCAATTTCAACGTAATTGCAACTCAGACACTTTTGTTTAGCGATGTCTAAGAGTCTTTTTACTTTTGGAGTGAAGTTAACGTCTTCCACTTTATTCATTTTACACTTTTATGATTGCAAGTCAGATAATTTAGTATATATTTTTTCGTTTAAAATGCTTAACGAGTCCAAAAAGATAGAGTCGTCGGATTTATTTCCGTAGAGAATGACGATATCGTCTTCTTGCGGCGTTTTACCGCCACCTTCGTAGTAGCGAGTGAGCTTGTCTTCTCTACCGTCCATGAGGCGGCAAGACATTTGTCCGTATTCGTCTGAAATTTGGATGAATAAATATTTGTTTCCATTTTTACTTGTTTTCTTTTTAGCTTCTTTGACTACGCCAACGATCTTCACTGGCTGGCGAGCATCTAACTGCGAAATTTCGTAGGTTGTCAATAGTCTTTGCTCATCTTCTTCTGAAAAAACCTCTCTCAGCTTATGAGTATAGCTGTAACCGAGTAATTTCTTCTCAAAAAACCAGTTCGCAAACTTCTCATGAGTCTTATTCATCTCATAGATCTTCTTGTATGAATCGTATTTAGCTCTGAATGTAGTAAAACGTTTCTCGCTCATGAAAGGCTTGGCGTCGTCACCAGCCAACTTGTTTTTAACCAAGTCAGCGATAGCTTTTAGAACGTCAAAATTATATTTTGAGGCAACGAGCTTGATATTTCTCTTTTCTCTATCGGTAAGAATGTTGTAAGACTGCGCTTCAAGAGCGAGTCGGCAACGCTTCTCGCTAAAGCTAGATAGAGTTCCTGCCTGAATAAGAGAAGACAAGACGCCGATATTAAGACCAGCTTCTTTTGCTGCGTCGAAACAATCAATTTTATCTGAAAACTCTTTTTGCCTAAATGCTAAAAGATTCTCTAAGACTTTATCTGAAACGCCTTTGATCGCGTTTAACCCAAATCGGATATTTTTATCTTCAATCTCAAAGTCTGATTTTGATTTAACTAAATCAGGAGAAAGAAGTTTGATATCAAAGAAAGGTAGCTCTTGTGACACAGCTTCAATTTCTTCGTGAGGACTAGGTTCATGTTTAGATGATTTCAGTAAAGCTAAAAAGAACTCTTGCGGATAATTGAACTTAAGATAAGTTGTTATAGCACTTAACGTTGCGTAAGATACAGCGTGAGAAGCGTTGAACGAATAATTAGCACTATCTTCTGCGACCTTCCAAAGAACATCGGAGATAACAGGATCTAAGTTATTCTCTTTGATCTTGTTAGAAATCTTTTCTTTCCAAGCTGGCATTTCGCTAACCTTCTTTTTGCCAATGATACGACGAACTGTTTCGGCTTCATCAAGAGTAAAGCCTACTTTAACCACCATCTTCATCAACTGTTCTTGGAATATAGGAATACCGCCTGTTACGCCCAAAATATCATCGAAGAATGGATGTACAGATTGGAAATTGCCAGTTTCAACGTACTCGGCGTATTGATTCATGAAATCCAACGCGCCTGGCCGTGCTAGAGCCAACACACAGGCCAATTCAAACAGATTACGAGGCTTGACCTTCTTACATACATGAAAGTTCGTATTAGCCTCGATTTGGAATAGTCCTTTGGGGTTAGATAGGTCTTGAAAGTATTTATAGGTAGATGATGAGTCGTAATCAAGAGTTTTGAAGTCTAAACCTAATCTCTGACAAGTTTCATAGACTACTGACAAGGTTCTAAGACCAAGAATATCAAACTTAACAGTGATTTCAGAAATGTTGTTCATTTCATAAGCGCTTACAAGCTCGCCTTCTCCTGTTTTTTGAAGAGGCATAATATCCTCGTTGTTAAAATAAGAGATCGAGATACCAGAAGGATGAACGCCACAATTCTTATTTAAGCCTTCTAATTTTTTAGCAATTTTAAATACCTTTGAATGAGAGTCGCAGAAAGCTTTGAACTGTTCGCTTTCTTTGTATGCGTCTTTAAGAGCAAACACTTTTCCGAATTGTTTTGGAATAACATCACTAACGGCGTTCACTGCGTCTTCACTCATTTCTCCAACAATCTTGCCGCACTCCTTAACACAAAGTTTACCAGTAAGAGTATTCATGGTAAGAATCTTACAGGTTTTACCAGAATATTTAGTCTTGATATAATCAATAACTGCTTGGCGTTTAGAGAACTCAATGTCGTTATCAACATCGGGCATTAGAGAACCATCAAGATAAGTTACTCCATCGACGATGATCTTCTTTGCTCTGCTCTTAGAAACGAATCTTTCAAATAGCAAACCGTGTTCGATTGGGTCAACGTTTGTAACTCCAACCAAAAACAAAATTAAAGAACCTGCGGCAGAGCCACGACCATAGCCAGTAGGAATACCGTTCTCATGGGCGAAATTCATAACGTCCCAATTAAGTAAAATGTAATCAACGAAGCCAAGCTCGTCGAAAACATTAAGCTCCATTTTAGCTCTGTCGTAATAAGCCTGTTTGTTTTCTTTCTTGTCGATGCCTTTTAGCTTGACTGCCTTTAGCGAGAGCTGACGAAGGAACTCAAGATTAGGACAATTTTCTTCGATGCCGAGATTTTTGTAATGACGACTGTCGATCTCGATCTTTGGAAGGCGAACGCCCGGTGGAATAGGGTTTTTGTAGTCTGTGAATTTATCAAGCATTAGATTTCAACCTCCGAGATTTGGCGACGAAAGATTTTATAATTCATTTTAATATCATACATTGCGTTATGCAGCATTGCTGGGTCATGCTCAATCGCGTAATGTTTCAAGAGAAAAGCCTGACTTGTTTTGATTCCTTTTTCATAATGATTCATCAACTTCATCTGCCAACAGAGAAAATCTCCGTCGTTAGGCTTAACTTGTTTAAAGATAGACATAGCTAAGGCTCTTGTGTCGATCATTCTACTCAAGAAGCTCCAGTCATTCTGAATACCCAAACCATTCATAAGAGTGTTCAAAATGTAAATATCGTAATTCAGGATGTTTTGACCAACAAGAATAACGTCTTTGTCGTAAAGAGTTTTGGCAAATTTCTTCCAAACCTCCATAGGTTGTTGTGCTTTTCTTAAATAAGCTTCTTTATTGAAGTTCGTGATCTTGGCGGCACCTTCTGACATATTCAAATCTTCAAACAAGATAAACTCGTCATGTTCTTCGACGATCTCTTCTCCTTGGCAAATAATCCAAGAGAGTTGCCAAGGGCGAGACGAAGTTAATGACAAGCCTTCGGTTTCAGTATCGAAAACGGCGAACTTCTGATGTTTGTTATTTCTTAAAAGCGTTTTCATTTTGATTCTTTCCAAGACTGAAAGCAGAATTCTTTGCTAGCGCAACCATTAAGTTCTGGAGCAGATAAGGTTTGGAATTTGCCCATACGCCGATTACAAGCTATTTTGTAAGTTACCCAAGCATCGTAATCACTTCTGTTCTTATAGTAGATAGATTTAGTTTCAATGATGTTTCCTTTCTTGGCGTAACATGAAACGAAATCAGCAATATGCTTGTCGAAAGGAAGTTTATTGTTCTCTACAAAGTATGTATGATTATGATTATGAATAAAATCAGGAATGCAATTCGAGAAAGTATAATTGTTGTTCCATACATACGAATCATAAAAAGGTATAACAAGATGAACATCTTTGGTAATTAGGTTACTTAGATCGTCGCTTGATATAGCTCCGTCTTTTACTGCGTTGGTGAAAGTATAGATTCTGTTTAATTGTTTAAAGCCTTCATCGTTTAAAGCGAACAGGACGACTTTATGTTTTGATGATTCAACCGTGTCGTAACTGTTGCAGACGGTTAAACGAATACCGAATTTGAGAGAAAGTTTATTTGCGCGGCAAGCTTTAAAGGCAGACAAAAAACCAGTGAAAGAATCTTCGATCAAGAAAACTTCTTTAAGACCATTTTCAAGAGCAATAGAAATGATGCTGTCTGGCCCATCTTCTTTCTGCTTCTCTGGTTCGGCTAAGGTAAGGATGCTTTTCCCAATGGAAAAGTGAGACTTGAATAGCGGTATCATCTACCCAATGATTCAGGCAATTTCACGATTGTCAAGACTTATTGTGTCTTGGGCATCCAGAATAATGCTCTTTCGTAACCTTATCGGTTTGCTTGGCGACTTTAAAAGCCTCATCCTTATCTTCTTCGGAGAAAGTTTTGACGATGATGTTATCTTTGTCTCTTACGGCGTAATAGTTATAAGCGAATTTGTACGGACAATGCCACATCGGGTTGCCATCTTTCTTTAACTGACCCTTAAATTTTGCAAAGCCGCAGGAAAGTTTACCGCTAAAAGATCCGTCTGATGGAATAGGTTTGTCGGCTGCGAAATTTGAGTGAGCGTCACTTTCAGAAAAACCGTCAATAACTTTTTGAACCTCGCAAAGATGATCTTCAAAATCAGAAAGCTCTTGGTCTGACAAAGCTGGCATCGTTAAAAGGCCCGCGCCGCCGCGAGAAACATCAAACTTCAAAAACAAAAACTCCATGTTCACTTTATGATCTGGGTTAAGTTGCTTTGAAGCAAGCGTGTACATTAAATGCTGCAAATTATCTTCGGCGTCTTTACCAGCAAAAACCGCTTTACTAGTTTTGTAATCTCTTACTGTAGAAGAATTATCAGAGTAAACGAACTGGCGATCAATAAAACCTTTGATACGGTATTTTTTATTATTTTTATCTACCACAAGATCAAACGATCTTTCATTAAAGTCTTCAACAGGCTTCTGTTCCTTATCCCCAAAAAAATCATACTTTAAACCGACGAGAATCATTTCCTTAATAAGCTTCATGTTATCGGGATCAGATACTTTATTCTGACGCGCACGCTTTAAGGTTAAAGACTTAATCGAAGGGATAGCAAACGCATCATCAAGTTTGATCATCTTATTGACGTATTTCTTTCTATTCGGTTTAGAAAGCATTTCTAAAACTAAATGCACAACGTCTCCACGATTTGCGCCATCGTTAGATGAGTCAGGAAGCTTTAAAACGTAATTGCACCAGTAAGACCAGCTACATTTGTCTAGCGTCTTAATTCTACTGGCGGATAAAGCTGTTAATGGTTTAGACAAGTGAGTCCTTTAGTTCTTCTGCTTTTTTAATTAAGTTACGATTAAAGTCATTTTGGCAAGCTATTTCGTATATTTTTTTAATTTGAGCTTCTTTATTTATCACTTTATCGTTCCATTTATCAAATATATTATCTTGGCCTTCAGATTTTAATAAGTTCATATCGCTAAAATCATTAGCCAAAGGAAGCTTAATAGATAGTTTCGTATGATCAAAAACAGAGCAGAGTTGTAAGTAAGACTTACAAGATGAAACTAATCCATGATTAAACTCACTCTTTGAATCATTATTGTAAGCGATAACAATCCTATCGGGATTAAGCTCTACAAGAGTTGAACAGAGTTTAGAGGAGATTCCTAATCCAAAAGTAACTAAGTTATTTGAATAACCGTTTTCATAAAGAGCCATACTGTCGCCAATGCTTTCTACGATAATAACAGTTCCAGTTTCAGCTATTTTTTCTCTAACAGTTTCAATGCCGCCTCGTTTAATATGAAGAGGATAAACCCAATTTGTTTTTTTGCCCATATGCTTCCATTTTGGAAACGCAGAGTCTTTATCCCAAACCGTAGCTCTAGCAGAGAATCCGTGAATCTGTCCTTGAGAATTGTAAATAGGAAAAACGATTCTTCTGAAAAGCTGTCCAGCAGTAGCGTAACCACACTTATAGAAATTAAGAGTATCAGGAGAGATCATCTTCTTGGAATAAAAGTCCAAATGAGGAAGAAGATTCTCTAGCATTGATTCTGGATAGATTTTTTCCATTTCGATTTTCTCTTTTACTTCGTTAGATATAATATCTTGAAGATCAAATTTTACATACTTATCTATCACTGAATCATCTTTTGTATTTAAGGTAAGAGAAATAAGCGTCTTGATCGGAAAGCTTTTATCTCCGCTGGCAAAGTCAGTCCATACTCCACTGTTCTTGTAAATCTTTAAAGCTGTAGCGTTATCTCCTCCGCGATAAATCGCAGAAGTACGCCAATAGCTACCGCAGTCTCTTAAATTATAACCTAAAGATTCTAGCGAGCTTTTAAGCTGCGTAGGATCAAGCGTTAAAGTCTGGGACATCGTCTTGTTCATTAGCGGCTTCTGGTCTTGTTATTCCTGTATCCATTGAACGAACAATATCGCGCAAGTCTCCATGCTCGGTAACGTCGAAATTATTAAAACGAAGATTGATGAAGTTGCGACGAAGATTTCCATCTGGCATACGCACAGGCTCAACCGCGCCAGCTATGTCAGAACCCAAGAAACGATTCTTGATAAAGATTAGTTTATGGGTGCCAAAATCATTTCCATCTTCCATTCTTTCGTCAACTGTCTTGTGGCGAAGAATCGCCATATGAGAGCAGTAGTGAACGATACGGTCAGACATAGAGACAATGCTTTCGTCGTCGTTAATATCGCTAGCATTGCGATTAGTCGTAACGCCGCTTCTATTAGATTGAACAGAAGTAAACATCGCTACTAAAGGTTTATGATCTTGAACCAAATCACGCTGGATAGTCTTCTTAAACTTATCAAGCATATTACCGATTACTTGCCATTCTGATTTGTCCTTATCGGAGTCAGCAGAAGGCTTAATGTAATCGAAGCTAAAGATCATCTTGTTACCGCGACCAATCTTTGAGTAATAAAATCTCTTTAAAGTATTAACCATTTGATCGGTAGTCATTCCGCCTACATTGTAGTAATAGAACTTGAGGTTCTTAACTTTAGTCCAAGTAGCGCGAACGCGATCAACAATATCGGGTCCAGCCTTACGCCAAAGACCGCTTTCAAGAAGATGAACAGGAACGTGACTCAAGGCAGCGCACTGACGCATAATGACTTCTTCTTTGCTCATTTCGCCATTATCAAAGTGGAGAACTGGAACGTCGTACTGCGCGGAAACCTTAGTGCAGAAATTCAAAGACAAAAGGGTTTTGCCCACGCCAGAGCGGGCAACGATAACGGTGATATTACCGGGCCTTAGAAGGGAGCCATAAATCTTGTTAACTGTTTGGAATGGACCCATAAGACCAAACTCAGTAATCGGATTGTTACCACGATCTTCAATGATAGACTCCATTTCTTCAAAAATGTTAACAGGCTTTTCGTCATTATTTTCATATAAATTAATTGTTTTATTAAAGGATGAATCAGCTTCTTCGATGATCTTTTGGTAAGACGCATCTGGAGCCATCCTCTTCATCTTGTCGGCTACATCTAAAGCAGACTTATGGATTGTGCGGCGAATAGAATACTTCTTGATTTCTTTCGCGGCGGCAATCGCGGTTGTTGGATTTGTTTTTCTAATAGCTAAAGAACGACAATAATCAAATACATTAATGTTGTCTTGAAAGGAAACGCCGATTTCCTTAATTCTTTGAGCTATAATTACTTCATCTATCTTTTCGTTAGCCTCTAAGCATTTACGAATGATATGATAAATCGTTTTGTGTACGACAGTTGATTCGGAGTAAAAATCAGATTCAGATACAAAGTCGCAGACTTCTGCATAAGTATCTGGATGCTGGATTAAACCCGCAAGGAACTGCTGTTCTACTTCTAGTGAATAAAGCATTATTCTTCGTCGTCCGAAATTTCAGTTGAGGCTTCATTGAGCCATTCTTCCATAGCTTTTTTAAGACCTAAAGATGTTAAAACTGAATCAAAACGAGTATAGATTTGAGGAGTGCCGTTTTCGGAGCAGATGCAAAGAACTATACCTTTGTACGAATCTGCGCCGCCAGACATTTCATAAATTTGAGCTACCATTTCGACTGGGAATTTGAATTCTTTGTTTTCGTTTTCTTTTTTGTCTTTATTTTTCTTCATAGTTCTACTCCTTGTTTTGAGAAAATCTCATGGTTGATTTCCTCATCTTCGTAAATCTCTACTAGCAAGATTCCGTTTGTCAAGCAAAACTTCATCTTTAAATCGTCTCTCTTCAACTGCGCGAGCCAGTTGAGTCGATTGTTGTTATGGAAAAATTTGTTAAATTGCTGGTGTTGTTTGCCTTGGACTTCTACTGCGATTTTTTTATTCGCGTTGTAGAAATCTAAAGACAAACGTGTTCCAGCAACACGAAGTTCTTCAAAAACAATATCGTGTTTCCAGTAAGAGGATAAAAACTGTTTTACTCTCCATTGGACTTTGCTTCTGGATTTGGCTTCCCAATTAATTAAGAAATTTTTAGAGTTTTTAATTAATTTTTCTTTGCCATTAAGCGTTTTGAATTTCATTAGAAGGATCACTAGAAATCATATCCACAAAATGCTTGTGGAGGATTTTAGTTAATTTTTCATTACCTTCGATGAAAGAGAATAGTGCGTTTTCGCCTTGGAACTTTTCTGGAATCTCGATCTTGCTAGAAGAGCAGATTTCCTTTAAGTCTTCGGAAATATAATACCAAGCTCCAGAACGCTCAACCATTTCCCAAGTCAAAAGCATATCTACGATTTCTTTTTTCT